TTCAATGCCTTAATTGGGCCAATCCCCCCAAGACTGTACAGTAACACGTCTAGTCAATCTCCAAATCGACGAAATTGTGCCTACATTACCGAGCATAAGGAAAAAGCGCACCGGTTTCCCGATGCACTTTCTCAATTCTAAGTATAACGCATCAAAAACGAACATTCCGCTACAAACTACCGAGAAGAATTATTTTCTTTGAAATATCGGTTTACGACCATCCTCACGGTTTCCGCATCTCGAGACGGGCTAAGCTCCTGCGCAACCTCCGCCCAGCTCCAGCCGTCAAAGCTCCTGCGGCTGATTGCCACACGCACCTCGGGATCTGTGATATCCTCTATCTCGATCAGTGCCCTGCCGTACAGCCGGTCGTATTCATCGTTGAGCTTTTTCAGCCTTTCCTGCATGGCCAAAATGTCGGCATCGGTTTCCACCCCGCGGATAATGACCGTATGCTTTGTGTACGGAAAGTTTTCCGCGCTCCCGTGTACCGCGTCCTGCGCAATAGCCTCTTTGCGGTGAAGCAGCTTCTCGATTCGACTCTCCCGGGCTTTTATGTCAGCAGGCAAGGCCCACAGTTTTTTGTACTCCTTGAATGTCACCCGAACACCTCCCGATAACAAACTCCGCAGACAACAGGGTCCTCCTTGTTCATTCGCCATTGACAGTGTTCACACGGACGCTTTTCGCGCTGTACGCCAGCGCCCGGTGGCCGATACCGCACAAGCTTATGTATCATTGCTTCGATCTGCTTATCCTTCCCGCTGCTTGCCAATGGCCGTTCCACGCATGCGGTCACGTTTGCAACGCTGGAAGCTGAATATCCTGTCGCCTTAGCGATATAGTCCAGCGTAAAGCCAAGCCTGCGCATTCGGCACATTTCGTTTTTATCGGCCTCGCTTATCATCGCCCATCCCTCCCCGCGGCAATGCAGGCCAGCGTGGCCACAACCGCCAGTGCGACGGCCAAGACCGCCAGATTTATCAAGATTTGCATGAGTCATCCTTCTTTCGCATCGTTTTGTATACCATAGCAATTCCATCAATATCTTCATCCGTTAAGATGCATGAAAACTCTGCAAGCTCCATGCACTTAGCCACCCAGAGCGAGACACGGTCTGTGGATTTCAGGTCTGCATAAATCTGCCGTTCAAATTCACTCATGCCGTACGCCCTCCTTCGGCATTTCCCAATCCGATGGAATTTTTGCTTGCAACGTACAATCACCGTTTTCATCTGCAAACCTACACTTATCGCAAGTTAATTGCTTATCGCAATAACCTGCAATAATCATTGCTGCTTTTTCAGCCCTTGTCTTGTTTATCCAAAACATTCTGTATAGCCTCCCTTTCCTTCAGCGCGGCCTCTTCTCCAATTTCCCACCGCAGTTTAAGCTGGGCCGGGCACAAATCCACTTCCGGGCGTCTTTTGCCTGTCCACCTTAACCCGCCAGCCTGTCCGACACAGTGCCAACCCGCAGCACGCAGGCTTGTGCCCGGCTCGGTGTTCAAGATATAAGTGACCAATTTGCGATAGCCCATAGCCCGCGCAGCTCTCCATGCGGCAGCGTAGAGTATCGAGCAGGCATTACGTGTACCATCCGTGCAGAGCCGGTTGACTTCCAGCGTCCACCCGTCGTCAAGGTACCTCGACACCGGACGACCCACAATAGCGACGCCGACTATTTTCTCACCATCTGAGCATGCGATGGAAAACTTGTGTCCTGCGACCGGCCTGTGATGGCGGTGATTTTGCTCCACAAAAGCGTTTGCCTCTTTCAAAGTTACCGGGCATACTTCAAGCATTGTTTTCACCTCTCTGTGCCTCCAGCGCGGCCTCTGCGGCTTCGCGGGAAATTTCACGCATTCGCTCGACAGCTTGTTCCGTATTATACGGTGTCCCGCAGATGTCAATGAGCGGAAAAGTCCAGCGCTCGGACTTGTATACCACAGCATATCTGCCATTGTGCTTTTGGTCTGACATGGGTTTCATCGTTCCATCACGCAACGATTGTTCCACCATCGCGATGAACGGAAATTTCGCAAGCTGTCCCGTTTTCTCCGCCTGCGCCAGCTCGCGGAGGCGGTCAGGTGACATGCCAAGTGCCTCCGCCGCAGCGGTTACCGGGTCGATGGTTGGCAGCGCCCGAATCACTCTATCTGCTTCCGTGAAACCCTCTGCCAGAGTGTCGAGATGTGTTTCACCTTTGCGAATCAGCTCCATTGTTTTCTTAAATTCTTCGTTAAACAGATTGCGGTAATTTTCAGCATCAATCAGCCTTGCCATTGTCAGCCCTCCCGTCCTCTTTCCGCACGACTTCGACGATATAATCGCCCGAAGTATTCCCGGGCTCACATTGGATAATCGTTGCGCAAATGTCCTCCTGAAGACGATTTACATCGCGGTTTATATACTCCGTACTCCAAATTTCGATTACGCTATCTTCTCTGGATTTAACCATGATGTAATCCCTCCACTACTTCCTCCTCTGGTTCGAGATCCCCTGATACACGCACCACCAGACGCTCCGGGTTTCCGTACCGTTTAGCTACGCGCAGCTCTACGATGGCACTGTCATCGCGGTAGGCTACACCGTTCAATGCATCGGCTACAGCTTTCACGATATTATCCATGTCCGGCTTACATGTGGGACGGAGGATATTCTGGCTACACAATGCAGCCTTTTTCTTCGGATAGGATTTGGGTATTGCAAAATATGCATTTACCTCCAAGATAATCGGCGGCACGAAGCGAACACCGGCATGTCTCTGCTGGTAACAGAGCATGATTTTGTTTTCATACGAAGCCGTGCCGGCGGGGGTGTACATGCGGGCATGTCCGCCCACAACACTGGCCCGGGGGCGCCCTTTGCCCTGTGGTTTTCCCGGGACCTCAAAAATTACTCTTTCCATACTGTCCTCCTTGACGATACCCGCCCGGTGGTTGGCCGGGCGGGCGCTGTGTTATATCTTTCCAGGGCGGCGATCAGGCTGGTGACGCTGTGATTCAATGCTGCTCACAATGTAATCGGGAGAGCTGCATCCTTTTTCGTAGGCGATGGATATAGCGTCCAGGACCATTCCCAGCTCCATACCATCGGCGGCAGCAAGGACCTTTCGTTCTTGCTCGGGCTTTATGTCCTTCACCACCTCACGGCAAAAGGCGACGATCTCCCGTTCTCTCTCTGACCAACCATCGTCGAACCCGTCGTCGTTCGCGTATGCGTGCGCGTGCGCGCGTATACGACGATTGTTATTGTTATTGTCTTTGTTATTGTCTTTGTTATTGTCTTTGTATAGCTGGATTTGCTGGTCGGTGCTGGATTTGCTGGAAAGTGCTGGTTTTTTGCTGGCTTTTTGCTGGACAAAGCGTCCGCTTTCGTCTTTTTCTGCGGATGCAGCTCTGATGCGTCCGGCCTCCCGGCGCTTTTCAACAATTTCCTGCCGGCGGGTTTCAGCGCGCATCGAATTGTCTGCGATAAAAGAAAATGCCATATATACGTTCCCATCCTTTGGGAAATCGGGCTGAGTACCATCGCGGCCATACACCAGCAGCGCCATAACCAGAGCGCCGACCTGTTCCAGAGACAGCAGCCCAAGCTGCTCGATGTACGAATAATACATCGGAATGTATTTTGATTTTTCGGCGTCGTCCGGCATTGTTCGTCCTCGCTTTACTCGTTATTGTTGCCGCTGGCAGAATCGTCCGATGCATCCGCCTGTGCGGCCGTAGGAGCGCTGTTTCCATCGGCTTCGACATTCTCATCGGCAAGAATTTCCCCGTCTCCTATGGCCTCAAATTCGGGGTCCTGCGCGATGCTGTCATTCGTGCCGCCGCCTTGCATTTTATTCGCTAACTTTTTTGATTCCGACAAATTGATAAACACTACCTTCATCCAGAGTGCGCTTATTTTTTTGCAAATCCTCCGAAAACTCATAAGGAGACTGTCTTTTATAACAAGACCGCCGCCTTTCCCGAAATCCTCTGTAAGGTCGCCATCGTTAAAAACAAACGAAATCGAGCAATCGCGTGAATTGTATCCCACGGGATTATCCAGCATGCTGATTTGCCCATCCATGCTGGTATCTGGGCTAATGATGATTCTTACCGGATACTTGTCCCGAAGAAATTTATACGTAAACCCATTTTCGGCGCAGACATTCTCTAATTTTTTCAGTTGGGCGTCCAACTGATCGTGCTCAATATACGCCATAATCAATCTGCCTCCTCAGCGTCATTCACGTCAATGATCTCGCCTGTTTCAGAATTTATCGTATATTCAACATCCAGCGGTGCCACATCGGACATGTCAGGGGACAGGTCTTTTTTTATGGTCTCGTCATTCGAGATGCCGCGTACAAAATCACTCTTGAGCGGGGCGTACTTCAGAGCTTTTTTCAGCACGGTTTTTTTCGCCATTTCGTCAAAATTTGTGCTCCACGGAGAAAAACCGCTGTTATAACTTTTGGAGTAGCGCTTTGCATGCTTTTCAACGTCCTCACGACTCATTACCTCGAAGCCAAATCCACCGTCTTTAGTGCGGAACATAGCGTAATAGCAAATTACTTCTCCGCGGTGGCTCTTTGCCGGAACATGATGGAGCTGCGGGTCAAGCCCGAAGCTATAAGTAAAATCGTCGTTTTCACACACCTCATGCGCCTGGATAATTGTCACCTCGCCGCTCCGGTATGCCAAATCGATGAGCCCCTTATATCCAAGCTGGAACTGGCATTCAAGGACACCTTTGTTCCGATACGGCAGCAAATAAGCCTGGCCGAGAGGCGTGTTTGGCTCCATACCAAGTTGCGCGGCTGTCATCATCGCCCCAAGGAAACTCTGCGGAGTAGTTTCCGCCAGTTGCGGCGTGGACGAAATAGCGCTCATGACAATGCGGGTAAAACGTTCTGGCGTGAGCACGCTCGGAAGAGCTTTTTTTATCTCTCCCTCCATTTTCGTGATATACGCTTTCATGGTTGCCTCCGGCCTGGCTGCAGCCGGCTTTCTAACTGTAGATGCGTTGGCGATAACGCCGGTAGTGTTTGCGGGTGCATTCATACTGCTTGCTCCTCCTTTTTTCTCTTAGCCCGAAATACGCGGGCCTCTGTCGTTTTTGCGTACTGTTTGAAAATTTCCGGGTGATCTTTCTTGAGCCGCTTGGTATCCAATGTTGTGCGGGCTTGGCTCTGCCAGCTCACAGTAAAGCAGCCGGTCTCAGCCCGTGGCGCGTCACCCATTTCGGCCATAATGGAAGCTTTCTTCCCGTCTGCAATTTTTTGAAGTTCCCGAATCGTATTCTGGACTTCCTGAAGTTCCGAAAGCTCTGTGTCATATTCAGATCCGATCAGCGGCATCGAGTATTCTTCCGGGCACTCACGCGGGTATAATTTGCGAAGGGCGTCCAGAGTGGCGTCGGAACCATCCACGGGCGGCGGCTCCTGCGCCTCGACGAGGCGCCAGAACTCTTCCTCCTGCGGGATAAGAGCCGAGATCTCCGCCTCATCGCGTTCGATTACAAAATCGTAAAATCCGCTGTTAAGCACCAGAACCGCCAGGTACATGCGGTCGAATCCCATAACGGCCATATAGTGCATACACTGGACGTAATACGTGGGCGGGATTTCTCCGTTTTGAAAATCAGAATGGTTGTATACGCTTGTCGTCTTGCACTCCAGGCCCGCGTTTTCGCCTACAACTTCACGGTCGATATCCGCGAGCATGCATGGGTGTTCAGTGCTCCGCCACATGTAATTGTTCCGCTTGCACCGCTTGCCTGTACGCTCCATCCAGCGGTCTGCCACATACTGCTCCAGGTCTCTCCCTTGCCGCATAGCCTCGGTATCGTTCTTTTCTGGCAGCAGCCCCAGCTTATCGTTGTACAGATAAAAAAGACTTGAATATGGATTCAGACCGACAATGGTAGAGGAATCGGAACCGCCGATGCCAGTGCGTCGATACTGCAGCCACTCCTCGCGTGGAATGTCGGTAACCTTTACCACTCGTTCTCGCATTCGTCGCGCACCTCCCTCCAGCTTCCGGAATAAAACCACTCCACAAGCATCGAACAGAACTCTTCGGCCTCCGGCTGTTCCATGTCAATGGGACCGTGAATCCCACACTTCTCAAGTGCGAAAGATAACGATTCGTCAGGATACACAGAAATACCGCTGTACGGTCCCATACCTTCGTATCTCAAACCTATTTTTTCCATTTTGTTCACCCCACCATCAGCATAATTTCATTTGCGTGACCGGCTGCAGACTGGGCTTCGGAGGTTCCACGGGCGGCTTCGTGATCGTACGCATGATTTTGCGCAGCTCGGGAGCGACGCGATGTTCCTCAATTCCAATCTGAGCGACGCGGGCAAGGCTTGTCCCACTCTTGGTGGGAACCTTCACGATGTTCCCGACTTTCAGCGGCACCGTTGTATAGTAGCTGTATGTCTTGCCGCCGAACTCTCCAGGCATCATCTTTGATTCGTATTGCACGGTTACAATGCCTCTGGTGGTGTTCATTCTTCCTCATCCTCCTCAAAATCTTCTTCAAGACCTTCCTCGAAGTCTTCGTCATCGTCCCATTCGCAATCTAAAATCCGCCTTGCAGCTTCAAGAAGCGGCGCCGCGGCACTTGAAAAATCTTCATCGGAAAGTTCTTTCGCAACTGCCCAAAACGAGGCCCGAATGCCGTTCAGTACCTGCGCAGCGTTTACTGCAAATTCCGCTGCCACCATATATGTGGCGCTCTCTGCACTGTCAATGATTTTCCGTGCGTCGTCCAGATCTTCCTGCATGCCACGCACTTGCGCTTGCAGCATAGACGTCATTTCCCGGGCTTTTTCACCGGCTCGACGTTCCACTTCGGCGGGGTCTGGCTCCTGGACCGCTACCTCCACAGGACGGGCTTCCAATTCCTTGATGCGCTCCTTGGCATCGAACAGCTCGCTCATCACCGGCCTTGTTTCCAGCGCGTCGGCTTTTTCCTGCGCATGCTTTGCCTGCGCCCGGGCTGCCTCCGCTTTGCCTTTTTCGGCTTCATAGCTGTGCAGCAGGCTTTTGTTTTGATTTTCCAGCGTTTTGATGCGTTCCAGCGCCGCCTGATACTGTTTGTGCGTCGTGATGTCGCCATCCTTGACGGCCTGCACCAGCTCGGCGGGCGCCGACGGCTTCGCCGTAGCGTAGAGCAGGGAGGGGGACAATTCTTCCAGCACTTTCTGTTCTCTGGGGGTGCTTTTGTCAAACATCGTCGATACCTGCAGGAGCTTGTAAGCCGTGCTTTTCCCAATCTGCATACTCTCGCACCAGCGGCGGAAGGTGTCCTCTTTCTGGGCGAATTGCCCGTTGTCCACATTGTGGACAACGGTGCCGCACAGCGTGTCGTGGGCGATGGCCACACCATCGGCCATCCGGCGCAGCCCTATCTCGGCCATCTTCTTACCGCCAGAGTACTCCCGTTCAGCCAGATGAAGATCGGCCACCGTCTGTGCGTCCAGTCCGGAGTAGTCAAAGGGCGTGGCCTCCGGCTCCGCTTCCAAAGAGGCAGGCCCAGCAGCGGACAGGCTTTGTGT